ATCACTCAGTTCTTATCTATGCTGAGCGCCAAACCAATGCGCATGGCTATCTGCCGATGCTGTTCATGCAGCCGCTTGAGGATGGTTTAGATTACCAGACAAAGAGCTTGGCAAAAAATGTGCAGCCCATTCAGGATATTACATCTGCGATGTGGAACTCTGTAATTGCAGCTCGGCGCCGTGCTATCTCTGACAGAGGGATCTATGATCCTAGCCGTATTGCAGAAGCCCACATTAACAGTGACAATCCCGCTGCTAAGATTCCTGTGCGCCCAGCTGCATACGGTAAGCCTGTGAATGAGGCGTATTATCCAATCCCATTCCGTGATGACCAATCTGGCACATTGATGCAAGAGACTCAGCAACTTATGCAGATGGCCAATGTTATCACTGGACAGAATCCAGTACGGCAAGGCCAATTCGTAAAAGGCAATAAGACACTGCACGAGTTCCAGTCCGTTATGTCTAATGCTAATGGTCGCGATCAGATGACCTCTATGTTGCTTGAGAGTCAGCTTTTCACCCCATTGAAAGAAATTCTCAAGATTAACATATTGCAATATCAAGGTGGCATCTCACTATTCAATCGTGAAGTGCAACGCGAAGTTACTATTGATCCAGTCGCATTACGTAAGGCTGTATTAGACTTTAAAATCTCTGATGGCCTCACACCATCTGATAAATTAGTAAATAGCGACACGCTACAGGTTGCAATGCAAGTGATGGGCTCCTCGCCGCAAATTGCTGCAGGATATAATGTGGCCCCGCTGTTCTCTTACTTTATGAAAACGCAGGGTGCTCGTATTCAGGAGTTTGAAAAATCAGCAGAACAGGTTGCGTATGAACAGGCTGTGCAGCAGTGGCAACTTGCGATGCAGAATATGGCAGAAGCATTGAAGAAAGCGGAACCGGGACAGATTCAGGAGATTATGAAGTCCATGCCGCCGCAACCCACACCGCAGCAGTTTGGCTATAATCCACAGCAACAAGGTGGCGCATCTGCAGCAGCACCGCAGACTGAGGTTGCCACGCGAGTGAATAATATCACAAATAATATCTCAAACACTGGGCAGTAATGCGATGAAACCAATTCAAACCAGTTTCACAAAAGTAGACTTGAACAGTACAGAATACAAAGCTGGCTGTTCTCTTACCCACCTAAACCTAGCTGTAATTCAAAATCTAATCGCAGATATTGCGGAGGAGAAACTAGCGCTCAAATTCACACCTAATGATGTATTGTCTTTTGCACAACAAGAGGCAGAATTAGCAGGTCAGATCTCGATCCTTAAACATCTAGTAGACCTGCATGAAACCGCAGTATCAATCCCAGAAGTATCCAACCAATCCGCACTAAATCTGTAAAGGAAATATATCATGTCAGGCATCATGTCCATGTTCTCGAATCTTATTGGGGCTGGTAACAATCAGCCAGCCGCCCCGAATCCCGGAGTACAGAATCCTGCTCCTGGCCCCGGCCAACTACCGCCAAATGCATCGAACACTGGTGCTACTAGCGCCAACACTGCACCTAATGGCACGGTGCCCGCAACTGGAGATAATATTACGCCTCCGGCAGCAACCCCCTTCGATCAGTTTGCAGAGCTATGGAAAAATGAGCCTGTTGATCCGAACGCACCGCCACCGCAATCTGGTGTGTTTGGAACTATAGATCCAAAACGATTCATGGAAGCTGCTGGCAAGATTGACTTTGCCAAAGTAGTAACTCCGGAACAGTTGCAACAGATTTCTGCTGGCGGCGCTGATGCAATGCAAGCATTCGCTGCAGCTCTCAATTCAGTAGCACAAACCACTTACGCCCAATCTGCATTTGCTTCCACTAAGATCGCTGAACAGGCGGTAGCGAAAGCAAAAGAATCAATCCTCGCAGATTTGCCGCAGCACATCAAGCGCAACACTGTGCAAGATAATCTCCGGCAAGAAAACCCAATCTTCTCAAATCCCGCAGTACAGCCCATCATCTCTGCGCTGGAACAGCAAATGACCGTGAAATATCCGCAAGCAACAGCTAGCGAAATCACGACAATGGCTAAACAGTATGTAGAGGCTCTTGGCACTTCGTTCGCACCTAAAGCACCAGATCCTAAACTGGGGCCTAATGGTAAGACGGGGCGGGAGGAAATGGATTGGAGCACATTCTTGTCGTAATAGATTTACATTTCTAACTCTTTCTTGTAAAGGAAACTCAAATGTTTGTACGTCCTGAAGTATATGAAAAAGGTATGTGCCGTCAGGCTCGTATCGGTGATGGCTTTCTGGCAAATCCGCTGATTAGCAGTGTTTCTACTGCTGGCAATCTGACGCTGACCGTTGCTGCTGTGCTCGGCGGCATTGCACAATTCACTGGTGCTGCTGGCGCCGTTGCTTACACCCTGCCGACTGCTGCCGATCTTATCGCTGCAATGCCGGACATGGATGTGGGTGATTCGTATGTATTCGCAATTCAGAATACCGCTGCGCAGGTTGCCACCGTTACCACCAACACTGGCATTACGCTGAGTGGTAATGTGACCATCAACGCTGCTACGAAGTTCGTTGTCCTGACGAAAACTTCCAGCACTGCGATGACCGCCTGCGTTCTGTAATCTCCAACCCTACATAGAGAAAAGGAAAAATCATGTCTTTTGTCGGAATGTTTAATACCAGCAATTTCACGACCGATCTGGCGAAGAAATCTTTCGCTGGAATGATCACGCGCCTGATGCCTAACGGTACTGCGCCGCTGTTTGGTCTCACTTCCATGCTGTCGTCTGAAACTGCTGTTGCCGTGGAACATGGCTACTTCAGCAAGACTATGCTGTTTCCGGAACTGAAGATCAATGATGCGGCCAACATTGCTGCTGGCGTTGGTGTCCTCACTGTTGATTCCACCACCAATGTGCTGCCTGGCATGGTGATGCGTGTGAATCGTACTGGTGAGAACGTGCTGATCAATCAAGTTCTGTCGTCCACCCAAGTCCAAGTTACTCGTGGCGTCGGCGTCACTGCTGCTGCTCAGATTAACAACGACGACTATCTGTATCAAGTCGGTAATGCATTTGAGGAAGGTTCGGATCGCCCCACCGCGCTGAATATTACTCCTGTGCGTATTACCAATTACACGCAGATTTTCCGTAATACTTGGGCCCTGACTGACACGGCGCGCGCTACGCAAGTTATCGCTGGCGAGACCAATGTGGCAGAATCGAAACAAGATTGTGCTGCGTTCCACGCTGCTGACATTGAGAAAGCTCTGTTCTTCGGCCAGAAGTCGCAAGGCACTCGCAACGGTAAGCCGTTCCGCACGATGGATGGTTTGATTTCCATTGTTGAGCAATACACCGCTCAGGACAACGTGCATACTGCTGCTGCTACCACGAACTACACGCAGCTGGAAGATATGCTTGATCCGGTTTTCAATCAAGCTACCGATCCTAAAGTTGCCAATGAGCGTCTGCTGTTTGTTGGTGGTTCCGCTAAGCGCGTGCTGAATAACATTGGCCGCCTGAATGGTACTTACCAACTGGTTGATGGCCAGACTTCTTATGGCCTTCAGTTTTCTACTTTCAAAACTGCCCGTGGCACGTTCCGCACCATTGAGCATCCGCTGCTTAATACCAACACTGAGTGGGCTAAGATGGCAGTCGGCGTAGATCTGAGCACCTTCAATGTTGCCTATCTTGGCGATCGTAAAACTCGCAGTGAGGAGTTTGGTCAAGAAGATGGTGGTGATAGCGTTGGTGGCTCGCTGACCACTGAGATGACTTGTCTGGTTAAGAACCCGCCAGCCAACGTCATTATCTACGGTCTGACCGCCGCGGCTGCAGGCTAAGGATTTAGGAGATAATTATGGCTGTCATTCAAGTGAATCCTCCGGGACTTGCTAGTACTGACGAGGGCTATATCTCCAGTATCACGGTGCGTACTGCTGGCGGCGCTTCCGTACTGACTCCCGATGCAACTACGGGACAAGTTACGGTTTCGGCACTAGCAGCTACGCAGCTGGTACAAGATCCTCGGCAATTCAAACTGATTACCGGATAATATTCTGGTGCAGGTCTTTACCAATTTCTTCCTGTGTCCTTCTCCCACAAAAGAAATTGGATCTCCACGTTGTTCTAACTCCATAAGGAATATAAATCATGTCGTCGCAAATCGTAGACTCGAAATCCCAGAAGACTGAAGTGGAAAAGCAGTATCACCAATATTTCTCTAGTCGTCCCATGATCTCCATCACTATGCCTACCGCAAAGCGTATTCGATTCGTAGGTGGCATGTATGTGACTGACAAGCAGGACGAGATTGATTTCCTGAATGCTGAGATTAAAGCTGGAAATCAAATGATTTATGTAGATAACAATAAGCGTACTGTAGGTGAGGCCGCCCTCGATCCGCTTGCTGCTATCAAGAAGAAAGCTGTGGAAGATTATCTTGCCGCCATCGAGAAGGCGAAAGATCCGAATAATGACATGGGGAATTATGCAGCTGAGGCAGTAGCAGGTCTGATGACTTCGCGCAATGTTGCTGCTACTGCCACTGCTGTATCTTCTCCCGCAAAACGCTAATACATATATAGGTAGCATGACATGGCCACTTTCGCACAACTTGTTTCTGATGTGAAACTCATTACTAACAGACCAGACTTGGATAATGAAACCAAGCTGGCTGTGAAAGTGGCCACGCTCAAAATGCATCAAACAGATTTCTATCCAAAAGATCTGTATGAAGTTGCAATCCAATGGAATCCGATTGCATACATACAATCTCTTGATTACCGCACCCTGATACCACGCTGGCGTGCATTTAAGTATCTGAGAAAATATGACTCCACCGGATCAACTCCTGGAGAGTTTTTTAATATCCTCACTCCTGAGCAAACTATTGATTCCTATGGTGTTAATAGGGAAAATATTTGCTACATTGCAGGAGAGAGTCTAGAAATTCGTTCTGACACTGAAGATACATACATGTTGCTGAGTTGCTATGTGCATCCAGACATTGAAGAAGCAACTTATTCTAGCTGGATTGCACTAGACCATCCATATGCGATCGTGTATGAGGCAGTTAGTAAAATATTCAAGCAGATTGGGT